CTTTCTAGTTACATAACACTCATTAATATTTGAAATGTATTTCATTGATTTTAACTGTATTAATATTACCTTCTTTATTTAACCTTCGAGGGATAAAATCTATTTTAATTAAATCGACGGTGCTTGTAATTAATTCCTCTTTGTTTTCTGCAGTCGCCATTTTAAAGCCTTTGATTAATAAATTTTTAACTGACCTAATTTGTTGTTCATTTAATTCTATATTAATTCGAGGGCTTTCTTTTTCTTCAATATCTTTCAATAACTTATCTGTTTCGTCCATTAATACAAAATATTCTTCATCTTTGATATATCCTAATGACCAAGCGCGGGTATAATTTGCGCGTTGCTCTAATATTTTTTCTTTATTATTTTCAATATCATAATCTTTTGGTTTAGGTATATTTACCATGAAGTTATCTGTTCCTTTTTTTAGTAAAGTATTGATGAACTCTCTTTCAATCTCGCTTTCGTTGAATGAAACATCTTTAACTTCTTTGTTTTTATGACATGTTGCACAAGTATAACGTCTAACTTCATAAGATCCTCCATTAGCACGTTTTTGTATCGAGCTAACTAGGTAGAGTTTGTTTTGACATTGCGGACACTCTATAACACCTCTAAATATAGAATTATGTTTTGTTTTAGATTTATGTGTCCTTTTATCAATAATATCAAGCATCTTTGAATGTTCATCTTCGCTTATGATTGGCTCATGCGTGTTCTTTATTAGTAAATCTCCATGTTTGGTATGTCCTCGCAAAATCGGGTTTCTCATCCACCCAAGCACTGTCTTCCTGTTCCATTTTGTTATACCAGGTGGTTTCTTCTTGCTTTCTAACAGCCTAACAACTTCATTAGCGCTCTTACCGCTCAGTAACTTATCCACTATGAAACGAATATATTCGGCGTATTGATTAGGTTTTAATTTTTGATCTACTAAGTCATAACAAAAAGGTTGAACTTTAATATACTTACCACTTCTAACTGCTGCACGAGCTCCTATTAAAGAGCGCTCTCGTATTGTCTCACGCTCCCATTCTGCCATTGCACCAACCATTGTTATAAATAACTTGCCTATAGCAGAAGTTGTGTCAAATAACTCTGTTGCGCTTTTAAAAGCTATATTGTTTTTTTCGAAAACCTCTAACATTTCCAGTAAGTCTCTAACATTACGTGTTAATCTGTCCAATTTGTATACTAGTACTAAATCGAATTCTTCTAATCTATCAAACAACTTTTGTAATGATGGTCTTTTCATTGAACCGCCAGAAACGCCTGGGTCTGAAAATACTTCGTATCGATCCCAGTCGTTAACTTCACAAAATGAAATTAACTTTCTTTTTTGTTCGTGGATAGAATACCCTTCATTTGCCTGTTCAGCACTTGAAACTCTAGTGTAAATTGCTACTTTCATGTGTTCCCTCCTCAAAATTGGCAAAAAATAATAAGGGTAGGCGAGCTACCCGAAATTTTATTGTTGAACAACTATTGCTTCACTTCTTGCTTTTCCTACTTCTTTTCTAAAACTATCATATGATTGATTAGGGTGTGTTAACGACATTCCTGGACCACCTCCAGCATGTTGGTTTTTGTCCGGATTATTTTCCATTTCTTCAGTGGCTCTTTTAGCATTTAAATATTCTTCGTAACTAGGTTCGTTTGGGTCGCGTGGTTGTGCTTGTTGTCCATTATTGGTAGCTGGAAGATTCTTCTGTACCTGTTGCTTAGATGTGTTATTGGTTTGTTGATGATCATTAACATTTGTGTTGTTATCGTTGTTTACTTGATTATTGTTATCGTTTTGATTAGCATTTTCTTTTTTCGCTTCTGCTTTGTCTTTAGTTTCTTTCTTTTTGTCTTTGTTCTCTTTCTTTGTTTCCGCTTTCTTGCTTTCCTCTTTCTTATCGCCGTCGTTGCTACCACATGCACCTAATACTAACGCGCTAGCTAAAATTAAATATAATAATCTTTTCATGTTTTACACTCCTTTATTTGCTATTTGTTTTAATAAATCTATGACTTCGTTGTTTTGCTCTATGATTTTATTTTCATTTTTAAGATGTTCGTCTAACATCTCTATTAAGACGAAGTTTTGATTTATCATTTCATAAGTAAACATTTGACCAGCGTTATTAGGATTAGAAAACGAACTACTGAAACGCGTTGAAAAGCTATCTATAAATTGACCAACTTTATTTTTTAACAACATATCTTTACCGCTCTCAGACATTGTATTTAGTTCGCGTTTATTTAAAGTTTTTTCGATAATTTTGTATTTCGTTTCCTGATTTCTTTCAATTTCTTCTACTTCAAAAGGGATATTATTATTAAATTTTGCGATAATATCACGTTTTTCAGAAATTGACATACGATCAAATACTTGTTTTTGACCTTTATTTAACTTCCCTCGAATTTTTCCGGCAGTCCAAGACTCTTTAACTGTTAACTTATCATTAGAAACTTGATTCATCTTTTATACGACTCCTTTTCTCATATTTCTTTATATTTAAAAACTCGCAACGGCTCAAATGTAATTGAATATTCGCCGTAGTGAGTACCAATACCGTATATCTTTTTATATTGTTCTATCGCCTCCAATATGTATTCTTCGCTTAATTGTAGGTATTCGGATAACTCATACAAGTTACGTACGCCATAATTATAAGCTTCTACAATTTCACGTAGCGGTACAGCTGAAGTAAAACCGTGTCTACGTGCATAATTTTCAAATTTCCTATTAATCCATTTTGATTGGTCTAAAATGTTGCCATACGTCAACTTGTGGTGGGCAAGTTCTTCATATAATACTTCTAATTTGTTTCTTTCGGATAGGGAAGGTCTAATAAAAATTTCTCCTTCTTGATACCAACCATCGAATCCTCGAGGTACTCTTTGTGTTTCTTTCACTTCAACTTCACATTTCATAAGCAATTCTTCGTATTTTCCCATGCGCCAAACCCCTTTGGTGTCTTATTTCTTTCTATCTCTAACCCATTGCATAAAGTTTTCGATTTCTTCCCATTCTTCGGGAGTAAATTCATCTTTATTTGCATGACCGGCTATAGTTTCTTGATGAATACTTCTTTCTTCTGTAATTCTCGATTTAGGTACATTAAAGTAATCTGCTAATTGTTGGACTTTTGATATTCTAGGATATTTAAGTTCTTTAAGCCAGTTAGAGATTGTTGATTGACTTACCCCGATTGCTTCAGACAATTCTACTTGAGTAATGTTGTTCTCTTTCATAAGTTGTTCTAAGTTCTCTGATAAAATTTTTCTAGCACTCTTATATTCCATAATTTTCTCCTTTAGTATTACTTAATGTAATACTAATTTACCATAAGTAATATCACTTTTCAATACAAAATATTACTTTTTTGAAATAAATATCACTTTAGGTGTTGACATATTACTTTAAGTGATAGTATAGTTGTAAATGTCAACGGGAGGTGATACGAAATGCCAGAAAATTTTAAAGAGTTCTCTGTAAAAGTCTGGAGAACTAATTCGAATATGACACAACAAGATGTCGCTGATAAATTAGGCGTTACTAAACAATCTGTAATAAGATGGGAAAAAGATGACGCAGAATTAAAAGGCTTACAATTGTATGCTTTAGCCAAATTATTCAACACAGAAGTTGATTATATAAAGGCTAAAAAAATTTAATATTAATATCACTTTAAGTGATAAAGGGGGAAGCTGAAATGCAAGAATTACAAACATTTAATTTTGAAGAATTGCCAGTAAGGACATTAGAGGTTGACGGAGAACCATATTTTATAGGAAAAGATGTTGCTGACATTTTAGGATATGCAAACGGACGAGATGCTTTGTCAAAACATGTTGATGCAGAAGATAAGCTGCCGTCGCAAATCGCGACGGCAGGTCAAAACAGAAATGTAACGATCATCAACGAATCTGGATTATATAGTTTAATCTTTTCTAGCAAATTAGAAAATGCGAAACGATTCAAACGCTGGGTAACTTCGGAAGTTTTACCAACGTTAAGAAAAACCGGAGCGTACCAAGTACCTAGCGACCCGATGCAAGCATTGAGATTAATGTTTGAAGCTACAGAACAAACAAAACAAGAAATTAAAAACGTGAAAGATGATGTTATTGATTTGAAAGAAAATCAAAAACTGGATGCGGGAGATTACAATTTCTTAACTAGAACTATTAACCAAAGAGTTGCACATATCCAAAGGCTACATGCGATAACAAACCAAAAACAACGTAGCGAATTATTCAGGGATATTAATTCAGAAGTGAAAAAGATGACTGGCGCGAGTTCAAGAACGAACGTAAGACAAAAACATTTCGATGATGTAATTGAAATGATTGCTAATTGGTTCCCGTCACAAGCTACTTTATACAGAATTAAGCAAATTGAAATGAAATTTGAAAATGGAATATAGGAGGGCTTAAAAATGAGTGAAGAAATGGCGACTTATTGGTTTAACAAAATGTACGAGCTCGGAATTATCCATGAAGTATTAAGGCAGGAGGGAGTTATCAAATGAGTAAAACTTATAAAAGCTACTTAATAGCAGTACTGTGCTTTACAGTCTTAGCGATTGTACTCATGCCGTTTCTATACTTCACTACAGCGTGGTCAATTGCAGGATTCGCAAGTATCGCAACATTCATATTCTATAAAGAATACTTTTATGAAGAATAAAAAAACTGCTACTTGCGCCAACAAGTAACAGAAAAGTATTTAAGAAATAAAATTCAAGTTAAATATAAAACGAAAAACGGAGGAAGTCAAGATGTATTACGAAATAGGCGATGTATGTCAGAAGGTAATTAATGTAGACGGATTTGATTTTAAATTAGCAGTTAAGAAGAAGGACCACAGCATTCTGGTGAATATCTTAGATTTAGAAGATAAGTTTATCGACGGCATAAACATAACTAATGAGAACGATCTATACACAGCATTAGACATATTAAATCAATCTATTTACGAATGGATTGAAGAAAACGCAGATGATTATGACAGACTAATTAACTTAGTCATGAAATGGTAGGTGCGATATGAAACCACATAAATTTAAACGAATGGCAATTGACTTAATAGAACGTGTACAAAGCACTTCTTATCAAGTTGATTATAAGTACAACGTTATATGGGTCTGGCACTACAGCGATGACTATTTAGGAAAAGTCGCATCAATAAATATGCACAACAATGTAGATGACGATAACACAATATTGGCTAGATACGAGAAAGCTAAAAAGATGCTAGCGGGGGAGGTGTTAAGCGATGGCTAATCTATATGAGTTATCAGAAGCATTTAAAGAGTTGTCTAATCAAGATGAATTAGACCAAACATTATTAAAAGACACATTAGATTCTATTCAAGCAGAAATGAATGTCAAAGTAGATAACATTGTCAATTGGAGACGTGAAACTTTAGGTGACATAGATGTCATAGATAAAGAGATTAAACGACTTCAAAATTTAAAAAAACAAAAACAAAATTTAACTGATCGATTAAGAGATTACTTAAAAGAAATGTTAGAAACACAAGAAGTAGATAGTTACCGCACAGCTACTAATCATATTTTTAAACGCAAAAACGGAGCTAGTAAAAATATTATCGATGAAAAACTTATTCCAAAGGATTATTGGCTATCACAAGCCCCGAAACTTAATTCTAAGCAACTAATCGATGATTTGAAAGCTGGGAAAGATATTCCTGGCGTTGAATTAAAGGTAACAGAAAGTCTGGTGATTAAGTGATGAATAAATCAGAAACAGTTGTTGAAATAAATAAAGCTATGGTTGCATTTCGCAAGGAAGTAAAACAACCGCTCAAAGATAAAAACAATCCATTTTTTAAATCAAAATACGTACCTCTTGAGAACGTTGTAGAAGCCATTGACGAGGCCGCAACACCTCATGGACTGTCTTATACTCAATGGGCTTTGAACGATGTAGACGGGCGCGTAGGAGTCGCTACAATGCTTATGCATGAAAGTGGTGAATATATCGAGTATGACCCTGTATTTATGAATGCAGAAAAGAATACGCCACAAGGCGCAGGCTCGTTAATCAGCTACCTTAAACGTTATTCATTATCCGCGATTTTCGGTATTACTAGCGACCAAGATGATGACGGAAATGAAGCAAGTGGAAAAAATAATAATCCAAAACAGCAAACTAGAACACAATGGGCTAGTAGCGAAACTATAGGGATTTTAAGGAAAGAGGTTATAGATTTCACTAACTTGATAAAGGGCACGGATAAAGAAGCGCCACAAAATATAGTAGAACAAAAATTCGATATAAATAACTATAAGTTAACAGAAAAACAAGCAGCAGAAGCTATTCAAAAAATACGAAACAACGCAAAAACAATTACTGGAGGAAAACAATAATGTTAAACAGAGTAATTTTAGTAGGACGCTTAACAAAAGACCCAGAATTAAGAAGCACGCCAAACGGCGTAAATGTAGGAACATTCACATTAGCAGTAAACAGAACATTCACGAATGCTCAAGGCGAGCGTGAAGCAGACTTTATAAACGTAGTAGTGTTCAAAAAACAAGCTGAAAATGTTAAAAAATACCTTTCTAAAGGGTCGCTGGCAGGTGTAGACGGACGACTACAAACACGTAATTACGACAACAAAGTTGGGCAACGTGTATATGTTACAGAGGTAGTAGCGGACAGTGTTCAATTCTTAGAACCGAAGAATAGCAACCAACAACAAAATGACAATTATCAACAACAAGGACAAGCTCAAACTGGTAATAATCCGTTTGACAATACTGAAGAAGATTTTTCAGACCTCCCGTTCTGATTGGAATGATTAGATGCCAATAATTACTAGTTATATCACTCAAGTTGACGGTACAACAACTGTTGTCATCTCGGGTGTCGAGTTAGGCAATAAAGAAACATTACTACTTGATAACGGGTTTGATGTAGAAGTAGATGTAAACGTTATAGATCCGTTTCAAATTACCGGCAAGCAACGACGAAAAATATTTGCGCTTGTCAAAGATATAGAAGAACATATCGGTCAACCAATGGACTATATGAGACATATGTTCATCGAGTTTGTAAGAACGTACTACGGCTATGATGAACGTATTTCGCTAAGTAATTGTACGAGAACACAAGCAAGTCAAATCATTGAAGCAACGCTTGACTGGACGTTCTACAATGACATACCACTTAGCTACAAAACGAGTAATCTACTGAAACAAGATAAATCATTCTTATACTGGTCAACTGTTAACCGCAACTGTGTAATATGCGGAAAGCCTCACGCTGACCTAGCACATTATGAAGCAGTCGGTAGAGGTATGAACAGAAACAAGATGAATCACTACGACAAACATGTATTAGCGTTATGTCGCGAACATCACAACCAGCAACATGCGATTGGCGTTAAGTCGTTTGATGATAAATACCACTTGCATGACTCGTGGATAAAAGTTGATGAGAGGCTCAATAAAATGCTGAAAGGAGAAAACAATGGGAGAAGTATCGTGGATAAAACTTAAAGTTGGCATGTTTGATGACAGCAAAATCAAATATATCGAAGCTTTACCCGAAAGAGATACGATCATAACTATTTGGGTTAAGTTGCTAACTTTATCAGGAAAGTACAACGAACAAGGTTACATTATGCTATCTGAAAATTTGCCGTACAACGAAGAAATGTTAGCAAATGAGTTTAGCCGACCTATCAACTCAATAAGGTTAGCAATTCAAACTTTTGAGACATTGGGCATGATTGAAAAAGTTAATGGTGTCATAAAAGTGACAAACTGGGAAAAGCACCAAAACATTGAAGGACTCGAGAAAATCAGGGCGCAGAACAGATTGAGGAAACAAAAGCAACGAGAAAACAACAGAAAATTGTTGAATGGTCACGTGACGTCACGTGACAGTCACGCAACAGAAGAAGATAAAGAATTAGATAAAGAATTAGAAAGAGATAAAGAAAAAGATATAGATAAGAACTTAAGTTCAAATAATAGCGCAACTGACGTTACGCATGAGCAATTTGAGGAATGGTGGAAACTTTACGACAAGAAGAAAGATAAGAAGATGTCTTTTACTAAATTCAAATCATGCTTAAAGAAACATTCTTTTGAACAAATCATGCAAGGTACTCGAGAGTATTTAAAAACTATTACAGACAAACAATATCAAAAGTACCCTAAAACGTTCTTAACTAACGAAAGCTATATGAATGATTATAGCGAAGAGATTAAAGAAGAAGTAAACAATCAATATATAGATGCATTTCAGCGTGCATCGCAATCAAGTATGGAAAATTTACCGTTTTAAAGGAGTGAGAAAGTGGAGTCATTCCAGAACTTAGCAAAGAAACCAACTTTAAAGAAGCAAATCATTGAACAAGCGTTTGATTTGAAATGTGAGAACTGTGGACGTAAGTACGACTATTACAAATTTGATGACGGTTCAGAATTCAAACATGGTTGTGACTGCGAAATGATAGAGTACGCCAAACAATCAACCGAAAACTATCACAAGAGAAACAGACGTAGAAAAGCAGAACGCATATTTAAACAATCGATAATGAACGAAGATCTAACGAAAGCAACGTTTGATAATTACAATCCAACTAATAGCCAACTAGAGTATGCAAAAAACTTATGTGAACGTTACGCAAACAATTTCACGTTAGATAATAAACAATCGCTACTAATCCAAGGCTCATTTGGTACAGGTAAATCACACTTATCAATGAGCATTGTTAAATCGGTCAAAGCTAAAGGCTACACAGTGCTATATATGAACGTACCACAATTGATATCAACAATTAAAAACACTTATAACAACCAAACTGCTATGACTGAACAGGAATTGGCTCAAATTATAAGTGGTGTCGATTTGATGGTATTCGATGATTACGGTATCAACATGAACGAATTCGCTACTAGTAAGATGTTCGAGCTTATCGAAAGCAGAATAGGTAAACACAATATCTTTACTACTAACTTAGATGAAAAAGAAATGACAAAAAACAAAGACTTACAACGTATATTCAGCAGAATCATGAGCAACACAACGCTTATCAAGATGGACGGTCAAGATTACAGGACTAGAGGTTTAAAACTATGATTACCAAAGAATTTTTGAAAACTAAACTTGAGTGTTCAGATATGTACGCTCAGAAACTTATAGACGAGGCACAGGGCGATGAAAATAAGTTATACGACCTATTTATCCAAAAACTTGCAGAACGTCATATACGCCCCGCTATCGTCGAATATTAAGGAGTGTTAAAAATGCCGAAAGAAAAATATTACTTATACCGAGAAGATGGCACAGAAGATATTAAGGTCATCAAGTATAAAGACAACGCAAATGAAGTTTATTCGCTCACAGGAGCCCATTTCAGCGACGAAAAGAAAATTATGACTGATAGTGACCTAAAACGATTCAAAGGCGCTCACGGGCTTCTATATGAGCATCAGTTAGGTTTGCAGTCAACGATATTTGATTATTTATAAGAGGTGGACGATGAGTAAATACAACGCTAAGAAAGTTGAGTATAAAGGTATTGTATTTGATAGCAAAGTAGAGTGTGAATATTACCAATATTTAGAAAGTAATATGAATGGCACTAATTATGATCATATCGAAATACAACCGAAATTCGAACTACAACCTAAATTTGGGAAACAAAGACCGATTACGTATATAGCCGATTTCTCTTTGTGGAAGGAAGGGAAACTGGTTGAAGTTGTAGACGTTAAAGGTAAGGCGACTGAAGTTGCCAACATCAAAGCGAAGATATTCAGATATCAGTATAGAGATGTGAATTTAACGTGGATATGTAAAGCGCCTAAATACACAGGTCAAGAATGGATGGTATATGAGGACTTAATGAAAGTCAGACGTAAAAGAAAAAGAGAAATGAAGTGATTTAATGCAACAACAAGCATATATAAATGCAACGATTGATATAAGGATACCTACAGAAGTTGAATATCAGCATTTCGATGATGTGGATAATGAAAAAGAAACGCTGGCAGATTACTTATATAACAATCCTGACGAATTACTAGAGTATGACAATTTAAAAATTAGAAATGTAAATGTAGAGGTGGAATAAATGGCAGGCATAAGGACTAAAGTGAGAATAGACGGTAAATTGATGACGCTTATTGATGTATCGGATAAGTACGATATCAAAGTATCGACATTGATTACTAGGTACGACAGAGGGGCGAGGGGGAAAGATTTAATACAAAATGTAGTAAAGCCTAAGAAAGTAAAGGTTGACGGCAAAATGATGACTGTTAGCGAAATAGTTAAAAAGTACAACCTAAGCAAAGGACTACTTAATTACAGAATAGCAAAAGGGTTAACGGGCGATGCGCTTATTGCGCCACCACAAGAAAAACCCCCTTCTAAATACACTGAATATGAAAATGAGCAGATGAAAAAGAAAGGACTCACGCCCGAAATAGTTAGAAACAGAGTAGCGAAGGGTTGGGAGATGTCAGAAGCAATTGATGCACCTTTCGGCATGAAGCTAAACGACTATAGAGAAATACAAATAACAAAAACTTTGGAGCGAGAGCGTGAAATGGCTAGACAACGACGCAAAGAGGCTGAGCTAAGAAGAAAGAAGCCACATTTATTTGATGTACCGCAAAAACATTCGCGTGATCCGTACTGGTTCGATGTCACTTATAACCAAATGTTCAAGAAATGGAGTGAAGCATAATGAGCATAATCAGTAACAGAAAAGTAGATATGAACGAAACGCAAGACAATGTTAAGCAACCTGCACATTACACATACGGCGACATTGAAATTATAGATTTTATCGAACAAGTTACGGCACAGTACCCACCACAACTAGCATTCGCAATAGGCAATGCAATCAAATACTTGTCTAGAGCACCGTTAAAGAATGGTCATGAGGATTTAGCAAAGGCGAAGTTTTACGTCCAAAGAGCTTTTGACTTGTGGGAGTGATGACCATGACAGATAGCGCACGCAAAGAATACCTAAATCAATTCTTTGGATCTAAGAGATATCTGTATCAGGATAACGAGCGAGTGGCACATATCCATTTAGTAAACGGCACTTATTACTTTCATGGGCATATCGTGCCAGGTTGGCAAGGCGTGAAAAAGACATTTGATACAGCCGAAGAGCTTGAAACATATACAAAGCAACATGGTTTGGAATACGAGGAACAGAAGCAACTAACTTTATTTTAGAGGAGATGGAAATGATGAGAATCAAGGTTGAAAAAGAAGTGAATTTACCTGAACTTATCCAATGGGCTTGGGATAACCCCAAGTTATCAGGAAATAAAAGATTCTATCCAAATGATGTTGAACGCAACTGTTATGTAACTTTTGGTGTTGATAGCATCTTATGTAATGTGACTGGATATGTATCAATTAACGATAAATTCACTATTCAAGAGGAGATATAACAATGAAAATCAAAATTAAAAAAGAAATGGCATTAGACGAATTAATTAAATGGGCGCGAGAAAATCCGGAGTTATCAAAGGGCAAAAAATTTTATGAAACAGATGAAAGTGTTAGAGCGGTATATTTTCAAAAAGATACAAATAAATTTTTTACTATAGGGGGTTTTACGTCGATTGACGCAACTTTCGAAGTCGAAGTTGAAGAGGAAATCACAGAAGAAACGGTAATACCGTCAGTAGTTGTAATTAGAACGCAATACTTCCCTAATGGTAGTCAGTCAATAAACGTAACTAAAATTAACAATAAGTCGATAAAGGAACTCGTTGGTTCAAACCCGATTAATTCGAGCTTTAAATACCATGAGATTTACTTGATGAATGGCAAAGGATTGGGGGACTTAATGTGGAAAGATGGGGAGTTGGTAGAATGATGCAAACCTATAAAGTAAGTCTTTGTATCAAGTTCTTAGCATCTAAATGTGATTACAAAATAAAAAGCATTATTTTGTGCAAAGTACGAATGAGGTTGAAGCCACAAACATGGTATTAAAACTGATTCGTAAAAAGCTCCCGTTCGAAACTGCAAGCATAGAAATCGAAAAAGTGGAGGTAACAGAATGAACTATGAAACAGGATTCCAACTAGGTGTAATGGAAGCTAGGTTGAAGAAGATGAGAAAACAACGTGATGAGTACAAGAAGCAAAGTGATGAGCTTGTCGAGGATATAGCGAAGTTAAGAGAACGCATCAAAGAGCTGGAGAAGAAAGCAAGCGCATGGGATAGGTATTGTAAGAGCGTTAAAAAAGATTTAATAAACGAATTCGGTAACGATGATGAAAGAGTTAAATTTGGAACGGAATTAAACAATAAAATTTTTATGGAGGAAGACACTAATGAATAACCGCGAACAAATCGAACAGTCAATTATAAGTACTAGTGCGTATAACGGTAATGACACAGAGGGATTACTAAAAGAGATTGAGGGCGTGTATAAGAAAGCGCAAGCGTTTGATGAAATACTTGAGGGTTTACCTAATGCTATGCAAGATGCACTCAAAGAAGATATTGGTCTTGATGAAGCAGTAGGGATTATGACGGGGCAAGTTGTCTATAAATATGAGGAGGAACAGGAAAATGACTAACACATTACAAGTAAAACTATTATCAGAAAATGCTAGAATGCCCGAACGAAATCATAAGACGGATGCAGGTTATGACATATTTTCAGCTGAAACTGTCGTACTCGAGCCACAAGAAAAGGCAGTGATTAAAACAGATGTAGCTGTAAGCATTCCAGAGGGCTATGTCGGGCTATTAACTAGCCGTAGTGGTGTAAGCAGTAAAACGCATTTAGTGATTGAAACAGGCAAGATAGACGCGGGATATCATGGTAATTTAGGGATTAATATCAAGAATGATAATGAAACGTTAGAGAGTGAGGATATGAGTAACTTTGGTCGGAGTCCTGCTGGGATAGATGGAAAGTATGCCCGACTACCTGTAACAGATAAAATTTTATGTATGAATGGTAGTTATGTCATAAACAAAGGCGACAAACTAGCTCAATTGGTTATTGTGCCTATATGGACACCGGAACTAAAGCAAGTGGAGGAATTCGAGAGTGTTTCAGAACGTGGAGCAAAAGGCTTCGGAAGTAGCGGAGTGTAAACCGGTCGAATTCGACGGGTTTAAAAATAAAAACATATTAGATCGGGTCAAGGAGGTTTTGGGGAAGTGACACAATATTTAGTCACAACATTCAAAGATTCAACAGGACGTAAGCATACGCACATAACTCGAGTTAAGAGCAATCAAAGGTTTACAGTTGTTGAGGCAGAGAGTAAAGAAGAAGCGAAAGAGAAGTATGAGGCACAAGTAAAAAGGGACGCAATTATTAAAGTGGGTCAGTTGTTTGAAAATATAAGGGAGTGTGGGAAATGACGGAAGTTAAAATTAAAACTATTTCAGGTGAATTTTATTTTGCGAAAATAAGAAGACCTTTTGAAGATTACGTTAATGATGCGATGAGTTGTAACGGTTACATTTATTCGGAAAATTTAATCAAACAGGTATCATGTGTTAAAGCGAATGCAATTGAATCAATCACACTTATTGAGGAGTCGTAAGATGATTAAACAAATATTAAGACTATTATTTTTACTAGCAATGTATGAGTTAGGTAAGTGTGTAACTGAGCAAGTATATATTATGATGACGGCTAATGATGATGTAGAGGCGCCGAGTGACTTCGCAAAGTTGAGCAATCAGTCTGATTTGATGAGGGCGGAGGTGTCGGAGTAGATGGAATGGGTATTTTTTTCTGCTTACATTGTTATATTCATTGCATGTGCATATGTGATATATAGACGAATTGAAGAAGTGAGCGAGGAAGTTGATGAATTACAGCGTGACATAAAAAAGAATGAAAAATTATTGGAAAATTATAAGAAAGAAAACAGACCAATCGAATATATCGTTGAGTTAAAAAACGGTGTGTATTTACAAGAAAAATATACATCATCGTTTGCGCAAAGAACAACACTTGTTACAACTAGTAATGTTTTTGAAGCTAAATCATATGACAATTTATTTTCAGCTAAAATAGATGCTGAATTTATGCGTGGTCGTGTATTAAAATATAAACCGAATTTAGAGGTGGTTGAATAGATGATGTGGTTAATCATAGCAATTATATTACTAGTCATCTTATTGTTTGGTGTGATGTTGCAAGCTGAACAGTTAAAAGGCGATGTGAAAGTTAAAGAGCGAGAGATAGAGATATTAAGAAGTAGATTGAGACATTTTGAAGATTAAACATATTTGTATGGAGGGTATTCATGACTAAAAAGAAATATGGATTAAAATTATCAACAGTTCGAAAGTTAGAAGATGAGTTGTGTGATTATCCTAATTATCATAAGCAACTCGAAGATTTAAGAAGTGAAATAATGACACCGTGGATTCCAACAGATACAAATATAGGCGGGGAGTTTGTACCGTCTAATACATCGAAAACAGAAATGGCAGTAACTAATTATCTTTGTAGTATACGAAGAGGTAAAATCCTTGAGTTTAAGAGTGCGATTGAACGTATAATCAACACATCAAGTAGGAAAGAACGCGAATTCATTCAAGAGTATTATTTTAACAAAAAGACTTTGATTGCGGTATGTTATGACATACACATTTCTGAAAGTACAGCGCATAGAATTAAGAAGAAGATAGTTTCTAAACTAGCCGAAGAATTAGGGGAATACTAAAATTGACAGTAAAATGACAGTTTTTGACACCTAAAACGAGATATTATGATATTGTAAGAATTATCTTAAGACGTGGGGTAATAGCCACATTAGATGTTCTCATCGATGTGATTGAGAAGTGACAAACATATAAAAATTGATATGTTACGCTATTAATCACTTACTACCTGCCTATATGGTGGGTAGTTTAATTCTTGCATTTTGAGTCATAACTATTTTCCTCCTTTCACATTTATTGAACGTAGCTCCTGCACGAGATGTAGGGGCATTTTTATATTTAAAAAATAACAAGAGTAATTAACGTAAAGGCGTGTGATACAGTGAAAACAATTGATTAAATTAACACCGAAGCAAGAAAAGTTTGTGCTAGGACTCATAGAGGGCAAGAGCCAACGGAAAGCATATATTGACGCAGGGTATTCGACTAAAGGCAAAAGTGATAATTATATAGATAGCCGAGCTTTTGAGTTGAGTAAGAATAGTGCGATTTTAGATAGGTACGAAGAATTGCGTCAAGAAGCAGCTGAACAATCAAAATGGACACGCCAAAAGGCTTTTGAAGAATATGAGTGGCTAAAGAATGTAGCTAAGAATGACATTGAAATAGAGGGAGTGAAGAAAGCGACAGCTGATGCATTCCTCGCTAGTTTAGATGGTATGAATAGAATGACGTTAGGTAACGAAGTTTTAGCTAACAAGAAAATAGAAACTGAAATTAAGATGCTTGAGAAGAAGATTGAACAAATAGATAAAGGTGACAGTGGAACAGAAGATAAAATCAAACAACTTCACGACGCAATAACGGAAGTGATCGTCAATGAATAAACTTAAATCTTTATATACGGACAAACAAATTGAAATATTGAAGCAAACGCAAAAACAAGATTGGTTTATGTTAATTAATCACGGAGCTAAGCGTACAGGTAAAACAATATTAAACAACGACTTATTTTTACGTGAGTTAATACGTGTGCGAAAGATAGCAGACGAAGAAGGAATTGAGACACCTCAATATATACTTGCTGGTGCAACATTAGGTACGATTCAAAAAAACGTGCTAATAGAGTTAACTAACAAATATGGCATTGAGTTTAATTTTGATAAATACAATTCATTCATGTTATTTGGCGTTCAAGTGGTTCAGACAGGTCACAGTAAAGTAAGTGGTATAGGAGCTATACGTGGTATGACATCGTTTGGTGCATATATCAATGAAGCGTCGTTAGCGCATGAAGAAGTGTTTGACGAGATTAAGTCACGTTGTAGTGGAACTGGTGCAAGAATATTGGTAGATACCAACCCTGACCATCCCGAGCATTGGTTGTTGAAAGATTATATTGAAAATACAGACCCTAAAGCAGGTATACTGAGTTACCAATTTAAGCTCGATGACAATAACTTTCTTAATGATAGATATAAAGAGTCTATTAAGGCTTCAACACCATCAGGTATGTTCTACGAACGTAATATCAACGGTATGTGGGTGTCTGGCGACGGTGTAGTATATGCCGACTTTGATTTAAATGAGAATACGATTAAAGCAGATGAACTGGACGACATACCTATCAAAGAATACTTTGCTGGTGTCGACTGGGGTTACGAGCACTATGGATCTATTGTGTTAATAGGACGAGGTATAGATGGTAACTTTTATTTTATTGAGGAGCACGCACACCAATTTAAGTTTATTGATGATTGGGTGGATATTGCAAAAGATATTGTAAGTAGATATGGCAATATTAATTTTTACTGCGATACTGCACGACCTGAATATATCACTGAATTTAGAAGACATAGATTACGTGCAATTAACGCTGATAAAAGTAAACTATCGGGTGTAGAGGAAGTTGCTAAGTTGTTCAAACAAAACAAGTTACTTGTTCTATATGATAATATGGACAGGTTTAAGCAAGAGGTATTTAAATACGTTTGGCACCCTACAAACGGAGAGCCTATAAAAGAATTTGATGATGTGTTGGACTCGTTAAGATATGCCATATACACACATATTAAACCTGAACGATTAAGGAGGGGGAAATAACATTGTATAAGTTAATAGATGATATTAAAGCACAAGGAATATTGCCTAAGCATATTGAGGCTCTAATAGAGTCGCATAAAGACGATAGAGAGCGAATGGTTAATCTCTATAATAGATACAAGACACATATTGATTATGTACCTATATTCAAACGTCGACCAATTGAAGAAAAAGAAGATTTTGAAACTGGCGGCAACGTAAGACGCCTGGACGTGTCTGTTAATAACAAACTAAATAACTCGTTCGATAGCGAGATTGTGGATACACGTGTTGGCTATTTACATGGTGTACCAGTTACTTATGATTTAGATGAAAATGCAGAAAAAAATGAAAAACTTAAAAAGTTCCTAACAAACTTTGCTATTAGAAATAGCGTTGATGATGAGGACTCCGAAATAGGGAAAATGGCGGCAATTTGCGGATATGGTGCTAGGTTAGCATATGTTGATACGAATGGTGATATTAGGATTAAGAATATAGATCCCTATAATGTTGTTTTTGTTGGCGACAATATTTTAGAGCCTACGTACTCATTGCGCTACTTTTATGAAAAAGATGATGATAACGGTACCGATTATGTGTACGCAGAATTTTACGATGATACTTATTATTATGTATTTCGTGGAGAAGGTATTGACGCTTTGCAAGAAATTGGGCGATATGAACATTTATTTGACTACAATCCATTGTTTGGTGTACCTAACAATAAAGAGATGATAGGAGACGCTGAAAAGGTTATTCACTTAATTGACGCATATGATTTAACAATGAGCGACGCGTCAAGCGAGATTAGTCAGACGCGTTTAGCATACCTTGTGTTACGCGGTATGGGTATGAGTGAAGAAATGATTCAAGAAACACAAAAGAGTGGCGCATTTGAGTTGTTCGACAAAGATATGGACGTTAAATACTTAACTAAAGATGTAAATGACACAATGATTGAGAACCATTTAGATCGAATCGAAAAGAATATCATGCGTTTTGCAAAGTCAGTAAACTTTAATTCTGACGAGTTTAATGGAAATGTGCCTATCATTGGAATGAAACTTAAGCTTATGGCTTTAGAGAACAAGTGTATGACGTTTGAGCGTAAGATGACAGCGATGTTACGTTACCAATTCAAAGTTATTTTATCTGCATTAAAGCGTAAAGGGTACAACTTGGATGATGATAGTTATTTAAATCTGATATTTAAGTTCACTCGTAACATTCCGGTTAATAAGTTAGAAGAATCACAAGTGCTAATTAACCTGAAGGGACAAGTTTCAGAACGAACAAGGTTGGGACAATCACAACTAGTTGATGATGTTGATTACGAATTAGACGAAATGGAAAAAGAAAGTCTTGAATTTAATGACAAATTACCTGACATAGATGAAGGTGACGCAAATGACAGATCCCAAAATAACTAATCAGAATGATATTGATGAGTATATCGATGGTTTAATCTCTAAAGCTGAGAAGCCAATAGAACAACTATTTGCCAATCGTCTTAAAGAAATAAAACAAATCATCGCAGATATGTTTGAAAAGTATCAAAGTGATGATGTATATGTTACATGGACTGAATTCAATAAATACAACAGGCTCAATAAGGAGTTAACTCGTATAGGTACAATGTTGACTGATGACTATAGGCAAGTAGCTAAGATGATTCAGAAGTCACAGGAAGACGCTTATATCGAAAAGTTCCTTATGAGCCTTTATTTATATGAAATGGCAAGTCAAACATCTATGCAGTTTGATGTTCCAAGTAAAGAAGTAATCAAATCAGCTATTGAGCAACCTATTGAGTTCATTCGTTTAATGCCAACACTACAAAAACATCGTGATGAAGTGTTGAAAAAGATACGCATGCACATTACACAAGGCATTATGAGCGGAGAGGGCTACTCTAAGATAGCAAAAGCAATACGCGATGATATTGGTATGTCTAAAGCTCAATCGTTGCGTGTGGCTCGTACAGAAGCAGGCAGAGCAATGTCACAAGCTGGACTTGATAGTGCAATGGTTGCTAAAGATAACGGCTTGAAGATGAAGAAACGTTGGCATGCTACTAAAGATACACGAACACGTGATACTCATCGTCATTTAGATGGTGAATCAGTGGAAATAGATCAGAACTTTAAATCAAGTGGATGTGTTGGACAGGCGCCCAAGCTATTTATCGGTGTAAACAGTGCGAAAGAGAATATTAATTGTCGTTGCAAATTACTTTATTACATTGATGAAGATGAATTGCCAACTGTAATGAGAGTGCGTAATGATGATGGTGAAAATGAAGTTATACCATTCATGAATTATCGTGAGTGGGAGAAATATAAGCGAAAAGGTGGTAATTGATATGGATTTTAAAATAAAAGTAAATGTTGATGCTGGCGAAGCTATAGAAAAGTTAGAACGCATTAAATCCTTGTACGAAGAGATAATAGAGTTACAAAACGAAAAAGTTGTTGTAAACGTAACAGTTAAAAATGAAGCTGATTTAGATATGGTTAAAACATCTATTAGCGAAGAAAATGCTAAAAATAATGATTTCACACTTTTTTAGTTGTCGCTTTGCTACTCGACCTTAGCATGTCGTTAAACTGCTTTTTATTATGCACTTTTCGGACTGTTAGGGTACGCGAAGGGCAAAAAGGAGTTTTGATAAATGAATATCGAAGAAGTTAAGTCTTTTTTTGAAGAACACAAAGACGATAAAGAAGTAAAAGACTATCTAAACAGACTTAAGACGGTGTCTGTTGATGACGTTAAAGGCTTTTTAGATACAGAAGAAGGTAAACGATTCATTCAACCTGAATTAGATCGTTATCATTCGAAAGGATTAGAGTCGTGGAAAGAGAAAAATCTTGAGAACCTAATCGAACAAGAAGTACAGAAGCGTAATCCTGAACAATCAGAAGAACAAAAACGCATTAGTGCTCTTGAAAAAGAGTTAGAAAAACGTGATGCAGAAGCAAAACGTGAAAAACTAAGAAGTAATGCATTGGGTAAAGCGCAAGAACTAAATTTACCAACCTCCTTAGTTGATAGATTTTTAGGCGACTCTGATGAAGATACTGAGCAAAACTTAAAAGCTTTAAAAGAAACTTTTGACAAGTATGTTCAAGAAGGTGTTGAGTCTAAATTTAAATCGAGTGGAAGAGATGTTAAAGAATCACAAAATCAAGATTTAGACTCTTCAAATGTAAAGTCCATTGAAGAAATGGCGAAAGAAATCAATATTAGAAAATAAAGTGAGGTAATAAAATATGGCAACTCCAACATACACGCCAGGCAATGTTATTTTATCGGATTTTAAAAACGGCGTAATTCCAGCAGAACAAGGTACTTTAATCATGAAAGACATTATGGCTAATTCAGCAATTATGAAATTAGCTAAAAATGAGCCGATGACAGCTCAAAAGAAAAAATTTACTTACTTAGCTAAAGGTGTAGGCGCTTACTGGGTATCAGAAACGGAACGTATTCAAACTTCTAAGCCTGAATATGCACAAGCAGAAATGGAAGCTAAGAAAATTGGTGTAATCATCCCGTTATCAAAAGAGTTTCTTAAATGGACTGCAAGAGACTTCTTTAATGAGGTTAAACCTTTAATTGCAGAAGCATTCTACAAAGCGTTTGACCAAGCTGTTATCTTTGGTACTAAATCACCTTATAACATTTCAACTAGTGGTAAACCACTTGTAACAGGTGCAGAAGAGAAAGGTAATGTGGTTAATGATTCTAAAGATTTATACGTAGACCTTTCAGCGTTAATGGCTACTATCGAAGATGAAGAATTAGATCCAAACGGAGTATTAACTACGCGTTCATTCCGTAGCAAAATGCGTAACGCTTTAGATGGCAATAAACATCCATTGTTTGATGCAAATGGTAATGAAATTATGGGACTACCTTTATCTTACACTGGTGCTGATGTGTTTGATAAGAAACAGTCATTAGCTTTAATGGGTGACTGGGATTACGCACGTTACGGTATCTTGCAAGGTATCGAATATGCAATTTCAGAGGATGCAACTTTAACAACATTACAAGCATCTGATGCATCTGATCAACCAGTATCATTATTCGAACGTGATATGTTCGCTTTACGTGCGACGATGCATATTGCATACATGAACGTTAAACCAGAAGCGTTCGCAACGCTTAAACCAACTGAATAGGAGGAGATATGATGGCTAATCCTGCAGAAGAGATTAAGGTAAAAAAAGACGATGTGACCATTACTGTTACAAAGAAGGCGTTTGACTCTTATTACAGTCTTGTTGGTTACAAAGAGGTTAAATCACGCCGTACTACGTCTGATAAGAGCGAGTGATAAAAATGACTCTTTATGAAGATGTTAAACTTTTACTCAAGAAAAATGGAGTAGAAGTTAAAAGTGATGAAGAAGAAATATTTAAGATGGAAGTTGACGGAATACTAGAAGATGTTAGGGATATAACAAACAATGATTTCATGAAAGATGGTCAAGTTATTTATCCTTACTCAATCAAAAAGTATGTTGCAGATGTACTTGAGTATTATCAGCGTCCTGAGGTTAAAAGAAACTTAAAATCTAGAAGCATGGGGACAGTATCGTACACTTATAACGATGGTGTCCCTGATTACATTGGTGGAGTATTAAACAGGTATAAACGAGCAAAGTTTCATCCGTTTAAACCAATAAGATAGAGGTGTTGTTTGTGTTTAACCCGTACGACGAATTCCCACATACCATTTCTATTGGAAGTATTAAAAAAGTAGGAGAGTATCCAATTATACAAGAGCGCTTTGTTAGCGATAAAACAATTAAAGGATTTATGGATACGCCTACTACATCTGAACAATTAAAATTTCATCAAATGTCCCTTGAATACGACAGAAACCTATACGTACCTTATGATTTACCAATATCTAAAAATAATTTATTTGAGTATGAGGATAGAATCTTTAGTATTATAGGCGATTCTGTAGATCAGGGCGGACAACATGAAATTAAGTTACTACGACTTAAGCAGGTGCCATATGGCAAAGGTTAAGTATGGTGCTGATAGCATGGTTGTTGAATTGGATAAGTTCGATAAGAAAATAGAAGAGTGGGTTAAAAAAGGTATCGCTAAAACAACGATGAAGATATATAACACTGCTGTAGCATTAGCTCCTGTTGACTCAGGTTTCTTGAAAGAAAGTATAGATTTTCGGTTTGAAAATGGTGGTTTAACTGGAGTTATCAATGTAGGTGCGAATTACAGTTTATACATTGAGTACGGCACAGGAATTTATAGTTTAAAAGGTAGTCGTGCTAAAAAGATTCCGTGGAGTTATAAAGATGCTAACGGTAAATGGCATACTACGAAAGGACAAGCGCCACAGCCGTTTTGGAACCCTGCAATTGACGCAGGACGCAAGACATTCGAGCAGTATTTTTCATAGAGGTGGTTAAATATGTGGGTATCAGTTGAGCCTGAACTTACAAATCAAATATATAAAAGATTAATCTCAGACCCTAACATTAACAAACTAGTTGATGATAGGGTCTTTGACGTTGTTCAAGATGACGCTGTTTACCCATATATTGTTGTGGGTGAATCGAACGTCACTAACAACGAATCTAGCGCAACAATGAGAGAAACAGTCGGTATTGTCATACATGTGTATTCACAGTTCGCTACACAATACGAGGCTAAGCTTATTTTAAGCGCGATAGGCTACGTGCTTAACAGGCCTATAGAAATAGATAATTATGAATTTCAATTTAGTCGTATCGATAGTCAAGCAGTATTCCCTGATATAGACAGGTTTACTAAGCACGGCACGATACGGCTTTTATTTAAGTACAGACATAAAAAGAAAAACGAAGGAGTGTATTAAATGGCGCAAAAAAACTATTTAGCGGTTGTACGTCCAGCTGAAACTGATTTAGATCCAGTAGAATCTTTATTATTAGCTGACTTACAAGAGGGCGGACATACAATTGAAAATGATTTAGCTGAAATAGTACGAGGCGGTAAAACGGACTATTCTTCTAACGCAATGTCAGAAGAAGTTAAATTGACGATTGGCAACGTGCCAGGAGACAAAGGTATTGCAGCAATGAAGCATGCAGTACAAACAGGCGGACAAGTACGCTTATGGCTTTATGAGCGTAATAAACGTGCTGATGGTAAATATCATGGTGTGTTTGGTTATGCTGTTCCTGAATCATTTGAAATGTCGTTTGATGATGAAGACAACAAAATTGAATTAACATTAAAAATTAAATGGAATACAGCAGAAGGTGCTGAAGATAACTTGCCGAAAGAGTGGTTTGAAGCTGCAGGTGCGCCTACAGTTGAATACGAAAAATTCGGCGAAAAAGTCGGAACATTCGAGAATCAAAAGAAAGCTAGTGTTGTATCTGATTCACACACGGAAGACCATTCTCTGTAAACGAATAGATCAAGGGGGCATACGCTCCCTATTTTTTTATACAAAATTTGAAAAGAGGTATACATTTTGACTGAATTTAATCCAATTACAACATTAAAAATTAACGACGGAGAAAAAGATTACGAAGTAGAAGCGAAAGTATCTTTTGCATTTGACCAAAAAGCAGAAAAGTTCTCACAAGAAACCACTGATGAAAACGGTAGAAAAGGAACGACACCAGGATTTAATGTTATTTTCAATGGCTTATTAGAATCTCGTAATAAAGCGATTTTGCAGTTTTGGGAATGTGCAACAGCTTACCTAAAAAACCCGCCAACTCGCGAACAGTTAGAAAAAGCGATTGATGATTTCATTACTGAGAGCGAAGACACTTTACCACTATTACAAGGTGCTTTAGACAAACTTAACAACAGTGGTTTTTTCAAGAGAGAGAGTCGCTCGTACTGGATGACGTTGCACAAAGCAGTGAGCATGTCGAAGAGCGACGACAAAGAGATGACAAAAATGGGCGTAGAAATGATGAAAGAGAATTACAAGGAAATCATGGGCGCAGAACCTTACACGATTACTCAAAAGTAAGACAATTAACAGCTAGATACTTAGGTTACATTCCTGAGCATGAACTGTTAGCTTTAACGCCTACTGAATGGCGTGATTGGCTCATTGGTGGTCAGGATAGATATTTAGACCAAAGACAGCTAGTTATCGAACAAGCGCAAGCTAATGGCTTAGTACAAGCTTCTAAAAAATTAACAGGAATGGCTCGTGACATTGAGAAACAGCGTTACGAAATAAGGGAACCTGGTAGCTATGCACGTGTACAACAGGCTAGATTAGAAGATGAAAAAAGAAAACGTGCTATGTTCAAAGAAGGTACGAGAAAATTCCTTGAATCGAAAGGAGGTTAGCTTTTGGATACTCATTTTATGGCAAAGATCATGGCTAATATTAGAGACTTTCAAAATAACGTAAGGAAAGCTCAACGATTAGCGAAAACATCTGTTCCCAATAATATTGAAACAGACGTAAAGGCGGATATATCAAAATTCCAAAGAGCTATGCAACGTGCTAAAGCTATGGCGCAAAAGTGGCGAGGGCATGATGTTAAATTATTCATGAAAACAGAAGAGTATAAAGCAAATTTAGAACGCGCAAAAGCACAAGCAGAACGATTCAAGCAACACAAAGTAGATTTAAAGTTAAGTGACGCTGAGTTAATGGCTAAATACAAGACTACTAAAGCTACTGTTGAAGCTTGGAGAAAACACGTTGTGAAGCTAGACTTAGATGCTAGCGCCGCAAAAATGGCGGTTAAAGGATTCAAAGAGGATTTGATAGATCTTAATAAGCACAGTTTTGATGTTGATTCTAGTAGATGGAAGTTAGGTAATAAATTCACAAAAGAATTCAACGAAGTTGAAGGAGCAGTTAAACGTTCTTTTGGAAGAATTGGTCAGATTATGAGAAAGGAAGTTAATGGAACAAGTAGTATTTGGGGCAAACTTAATAACGCATTGGAAGATTACGGTAAAAAAATGGACGCGCTAGCTACTAAAATTCGTACATTTGGTACGATTTTTGCACAACAAGTTAAAGGTTTAATGATTGCTAGTATACAAGCTTTAATACCAGTAATTGCTGGCTTAGTACCTGCAATAATGGCGGTACTTAATGCAGTCGGTGTATTAGGTGGTGGTATTCTAGGCTTGGCTGGAGCGTTTAGTATTGCTGGTGCAGGTGCAGTAGCATTTGGTGCAATGGCAATTAGTGCTATTAAAATGCTCAAAGATGGAACGTTACAAGTAACTAAAGAAACACAAGCTTACCAATCAGCTTTAAATGGCGTTAAATCGACTTGGCAAGATATTATTAAACAGAACCAAGCTCAAATATTCAATACATTAGCTAATGGTTTAAACACTATTAAAACAGCATTAATCGCGCTGAAACCTTTTATCTCCGGTGTAGCCCAATCTATGGAACAAGCTTCTCAGAAAGTGTTGAAATGGGCTCAAAATAGCCAAACAGCACAAAAGTTTTTTAACATGATGAATACTACTGGTGTTAAGACGTTTGACGCTTTATTAAGCGCGGCAGGACGTTTTGGAGATGGATTAGTGAATGTATTTACTCAATTAGCACCATTATTCTTATGGGTAGCTAATGGTTTAGATAGTTTAGGGCAAAAATTCCAAAACTGGGCTAATAGTGTAGCTGGACAAAATGCGATACAAGCATTTATCGAGTATACAAAGACAAACTTACCTAAATTAGGGCAAATATTTGGTAATGTATTTTCTGGAATTGGCAATTTAATGATTGCTTTCGGACAAAACAGTTCGAATATATTTGATTGGTTGGTTAAGTTAACCTCTCAATTCAGAGCGTGGTCAGAACAAGTAGGTCAATCACAAGGGTTTAAAGACTTTATAAGTTATGTTCAAGAGAATGGGCCAACAATTATGCAGTTAATCGGTAATATCGTAAAAGCGTTAGTGGCATTTGGTACTGCAATGGCACCTATAGCTAGTAAGTTGTTAGATTTCATCACTAATTTAGCTGGATTTATCGCTAAGCTATTCGAGACACACCCAGCTATAGCACAAGTTGCTGGTGTTATGGGTATTTTAGGTGGTGTATTTTGGGCTTTAATGGCTCCGATTGCAGCTGTTAGCAGTGTATTAAGTAATGTGTTTGGTATGACTTTATTGAATGTTGTCAAAAGAATACTGGATTTAACTAGAATAACTGGGTTGGTAAGTAAAGCGTTTGGTTTATTGGCTGGTGCTTTCACAAGTATTTCTTGGCCAATATTAGCAGTCGTCGCAGTGATTGGCGCATTCATTGGCATTCTTGTTTATTTATGGAAAACAAACGAGGATTTCAGAAAAACAATAACCGAAGCTTGGAACGGTATCAAAACAGCCGTTTCTGGTGCGATTCAGGGCGTCGTTGATTGGTTAACTCAATTGTGGGGCAAAATTCAATCAACGTTGCAACCAATCATGCCTATTTTGCAAATGTTAGGTCAAATATTCATGCAAGTTTTAGGTGTTTTAGTCATAGGTATCATCACAAACGTTATGAATATCATACAAGGTTTGTGGACATTAATTACAATTGCGTTCCAAGCCATAGGAACAGTGATATCCGTAGCAGTCCAAATCATAGTAGGTTTATTCACTGCTTTGATTCAGTTGCTTACTGGCGACTTCTCAGGTGCTTGGGAGACTATTAAAACTACAGTTACCAATGTGCTTGATACGATTTGGCAATACATGCAATCAGTTTGGGAGTCAATTATCGGCTTTTTAACTGGCGTAATGAATCGAACACTTTCTATGTTTGGTACAAGTTGGTCACAGATATGGAGTACAATCACTAATTTTGTTAGCAGTATTTGGAACACTGTTACAAGTTGGTTCAGTCGTGTTGCTTCGAGTGTAGCTGAAAAAATGGGACAAGCACTAAACTTTATTATCACGAAAGGTTCCGAATGGGTTTCTAATATTTGGAATACAGTTACAAGTTTCGCAAGTAAAGTAGCTGATGGATTTAAAAGAGTTGTCTCAAATGTAGGCGATGGTATGAGCGATGCACTTGGTAAGATTAAAAGTTTCTTCGGCGACTTCTTAAATGCTGGTGCAGAATTAATCGGCAAAGTAGCTGAGGGTGTAGCCAATGCTGCGCACAGAGTTGTTAGTGCAGTAGGCGATGCAATTTCATCTGCATGGGACTCTGTAACTTCATTCGTAAGTGGACACGGTGGGGGTAGCGGCTTAGGCAAAGGTTTAGCAGTATCACAAGCTAAAGTTATTGCTACAGACTTTGGCAGTGCCTTTAATAAAGAGCTATCCTCTACTTTGACAGATAGTATAGTAGATCCTGTAAGTACTTCTATAGACAGACACATGACTGGCGATGTTCAACATAGCTTAAAAGAAAATAATAGACCTATTGTGAATGTAACGATTAGAAATGAGGGCGACCTTGATTTAATTAAATCACGCATTGATGACATGAACGCTATAGACGGAAGTTTCAACTTATTATAAGGGAGGTTTGTTAGTTGATAGCGCACGATATAGAAGTAATAAGGAATGGTTCTCAGTATCGCGTCAGTGACAACCCTTTCACTTATAATCACTTGGAAGTAGTTGAATATAACGTTACAGGCGCAGGCTATCATCGTAACTATTCTGACATAGAAGGTATCGATGGTAGATTTCATAATTTTGCTAAAGAAGAACTTAAAAAAGTAGAGCTTAAGTTAAGGTACAAAGTACCTAAGATTGCTTATGCTTCACATTTAAAATCAGACGTCCAAGCACTATTTGCTGGGCGTTTTTATTTAAGGGAATTAGCAACACCAGACAATTCAATTAAGTACGAACATATATTAGATACATCAAAAGGAAAACAAGCTTTCGAACTTGATTATGTTGATGGACGACAACTTTTAGTGGGGCTGGTAAGCGAAGTGTCTTTTGATACAACACAAACATCAGGGGAATTTTCTTTGTCATTTGAAACAACCGAACTACCATACTTTGAAAGTGTCGGTTATAGCACTGACCTTGAAAGTGATAACGACCCTGAAAAATGGTCGGTACCTGATAGATTACCTACAAACGAAGGTGATAAGAGGCGTCAAATGACATTTTACAACACTAACTCAGGAGAAGTTTATTATAACGGTGATGTTCCGTTAACACAGTTTAATCAGTTTAATGTTGTTGAAATAGAGTTAGCTGAAGATGTTAAAGCTAATGATAAGGGTGGATTCACTTTCTATACAGATAAAGGAAATATCTCAGTTATTAAAGAAGTTGATTTAAAAGCCGGAGACAAAATAATTTTTGATGGTAAACATACCTATAGAGGTTATTTAAATATAGATTCTTTTAATAAAACTTTAGAACAACCGGTTTTATATCCAGGCTGGAATCGATTCAAGTCTAATAAAGTAATGAAACAAATTACATTTAGACACAAATTATATTTTAGATAAGGAGTAGCCTATGCCAATTTTATTAAAAAGCTTACAAGGTGTAGGACATGCAATTAACGTTAGTACTAAAGTCAGTAAAAAGTTAAATGAAGATAGTTCTTTGGATTTAACAATTATTGAAAACGCGAGTACGTTTGACGCAATAGGTGCTATCACTAAAATGTGGACGATCACTCATGTTGAAGGTGAAGATGATTTCAACGAATATGTAATTGTAATACTTGATAAATCAACTATCGGCGAGAAAATAAGACTTGATATCAAAGCTAGGCAAAAAGAACTTGATGACCTTAATAACTCTAGGATTTACCAAGAGTATAACGAAAGTTTTACAGGCGTTGAGTTCTTTAATACTGTCTTTAAAGGAACGGGTTATAAGTATGTATTACATCCAAAAGTAGATGCATCTAAATTCGAGGGATTAGGCAAAGGAGATACACGATTAGAAATCTTTAAAAAAGGACTTGAGCGTTATCATCTCGAATATGAATACGACGCAAAGACTAAAACGTTTCATTTGTATGATGAATTATCTAAGTTTGCCAATTATTACATTAAAGCTGGTGTGAATGCTGATAACGTCAAAATACAAGAAGATGCGTCTAAGTGTTATACCTTTATTAAAGGTTATGGTGATTTTGATGGACAACAGACTTTTGCAGAAGCGGGACTACAAATCGAATTCACTCATCCATTAGCACAATTGATAGGTAAAAGAGAAGCACCACCGCTTGTTGATGGACGTATTAAAAAAGAAGATAGTTTAAAAAAAGCAATGGAGCTAGTGATAAAGAAAAGTGTCACTGCTTCTATTTCCTTAGACTTTGTAGCGTTACGTGAACATTTCCCAGAAGCTAACCCTAAAATAGGTGATGTTGTTAGAGTGGTGGATTCTGCCATAGGATATAACGATTTAGTAAGAATAGTAGAAATAACAACTGAAAGAGATGCTTATAACAATATCACTAAACAAGATGTAGTGTTAGGAGATTTTACCAGACGTAATCGTTATAACAAGGCTGTTCATGACGCTGCGAATTATGTTAAGAGTGTAAAGTCTACTAAATCCGACCCATCTAAAGAACTAAAAGCATTAAACGCAAAAGTTAACGCAAGTTTATCTATCAACAACGATATATTAAAGAAAACCGAAAGATTAAACGCTAAAGTGGATAAAGTTAACACTAAAACAGTTACTACTGCTAACGGTACGATCATGTACGACTTTACGAGTCAATCAAGTATAAGAAACATCAAATCTATTGGAACAATTGGTGATTCTGTAGCTAGAGGGTCGCACGCAAAAACTAATTTCACAGAAATGTTAGGCAAAAAGTTAAAAGCTAAAACGACCAACCTTGCAAGAGGTGGCGCGACAATGGCGACAGTACCAATAGGTAAAGAAGCGGTAGAAAACAGCATTTATAGGCAAGCAGAGCAAATAAGAGGAGACCTAATCATATTACAAGGTACAGATGACGACTGGTTACACGGTTATTGGGCAGGTGTACCTATAGGCACTGATAAAACGGATACTAAAACGTTTTACGGTGCCTTTTGTTCTGCGATTGAAGTTATTAGAAAGAATAATCCGGACTCAAAAATACTAGTGATGACAGCTACAAGACAATGTCCTATGGACGGCACTAAAATACGTCGTAAAGATACAGATAAAAACAAGTTAGGACTAACACTTGAAGACTATGTAAACGCTCAAGTATTAGCTTGCAGTGAATTAAACGTACCAGTATTTGACGCATATCACACAGATTACTTCAAACCTTACAACCCGGCTTTCAGAAAGTCCAGCATGCCTGATGGATTACACCCTAACGAAAAAGGACACGAAGTGATTATGTATGAACTAATAAAGGATTATTACAGTTTTTATGATTAAAGGAGGCAACCAATGGCTTACGGATTAATAACAAGTTTGCATTCTATCACTGGCGAAAAAGTAGTTGCTCAGCATGAATACAACTATCGATTACTTGATAATGGGATGAGTAAACTTGAAAAGATGTTTATATATCATCAAAAAGAAGAAATATACGCACACTCAGCGAAACAAATTAAATACTTGAATGACAGTGTTGAAGATTATTTAACATATCTAAATGGCCGTTTTAGCAATATGGTACTAGGTCATAACGGTGACGGTATTAACGAAGTGACAGATGCACGTGTTGATAATACCGGTTATGGTCATAAGACATTGCAAGATCGTTTGTATCATGATTATTCAACGCTAGATGCTTTCACTAAAAAAGTTGAAAAGACTGTAGATGAACACTACAAAGAATATCGAGCAACTGAATATCGATTCGAACCAAAAGAACAAGAACCGGAATTCATCACAGATTTATCGCCATATACTAACGCAGTAATGCAATCATTTTGGGTAGACCCTAGAACAAAAATTATTTATATGACACAAGCGCGTCCAGGCAATCATTACATGTTATCTAGATTGAAACCTAACGGACAATTTATTGATAGATTGCTTGTTAAAAATGGCGGTCACGGTACACACAATGCGTATAGATACATTAATGGAGAATTATGGATTTATTCAGCTGTATTGGACAGTAACAAAAACAACAAGTTTGTACGTTTCCAATATAGAACTGGAGAGATAACGTACGGCAATGAAATGCAAGACGTCATGCCAAATGTATTTAATGATAGATATACGTCAGCAATTTATAATCCAGTAGAAAACTTAATGATTTTTAGACGTGAATATAAAGCTTCTGAACAACAAGCTAAGAATTCATTGAATTTCATTGAAGTTAGAAGTGCTGACGATATCGACAAAGGTATAGACAAAATTTTGTATCAAATGGATATACCAATGGAATATTCTTCATTAACGCAACCTATGCAAGGTATTGCGTATGATGCAGGTGTCTTGTATTGGTACACGGGTGATTCGAATACGGCTAATCCTAATTACTTACAAGGATTCGACATCAAAACAAAGGAATTATTGTTTAAACGTCGTATCGATATAGGCGGTGTGAATAATAACTTTAAAGGAGACTTCCAAGAAGCTGAGGGTCTCGACATGTATTACGATCTAGAAACGGGGCGTAAAGCGCTTTTAATCGGGGTAACTATTGGACCAGGTAATAACAGACACCACTCAATTTATTCAATTGGTCAAAGAGGTGTAAACCAATTCTTAAAAAACATTGCACCTCAAGTATCGATGACTGATTCAGGTGGACGTGTTAAACCACTGCCAGTTCAAAACCCAGCATATCTAAGCGATGTTACTGAAATTGGTAATTACTACTTATACTCTCAAGACACAAAGAACGCACTAGATTTCCCGTTGCCTAAAGAATTTAGAGATGCAGGTTGGTTCTTTGATGTATTACCTGGACATTATAACGGTGCGGTAAGACAAGTACTCACTAGAAATAGCACAGGTAGAAATATGCTCAAATTTGAGCGTGTTATCGACATCTTTAACAAGAAAAACAACGGCTCATGGAACTTTAACCCGCAGAGTGCTGGATATTGGGAACATATACCTAAGAGCATCACAAAACTATCCGACTTGAAAATCGTTGGCCTAGACTTCTATATCACGGCTGAAGAATCAAAACGCTTTACCGACTTCCCGAAAGACTATAAAGGAATTGCAGGTTGGGTGTTAGAAGTAAAATCGAATACACCAGGAAACACAACACAAGTGTTAAGACGTAATAACTTTGCATCTGCTCATCAGTTTTTACTTAGAAACTTCGGATCTGGTGGCACAAGTAAGTGGAGTTTATTTGAAGGTAAGGAGGTTGCATAATGGTAGTAGATAATTTTTCGAAAGATGATAACTTAATCGAGTTACAAACAACATCACAATATAATCCAGTTATTGACACAAACATCAGTTTCTATGAATCAGATAGAGGAACTGGTGTTTTAAATTTTGCAGTAACTAAGAATAATAAGCCGTTATCTATAAGTTCTGAACATGTTAAAACATCTATCGTGTTAAAAACCGATGATTATAACGTAGATAGAGGCGCTTATATTTCAGACGAATTAACGATAGTAGACGCAATTAATGGGCGTTTGCAGTATGTGATACCGAATGAATTTTTAAAACATTCAGGTAAGGTGCATGCTCAGGCATTCTTTACACAAAACGGGAGTAATAATGTTGTTGTCGAACGTCAATTTAGCTTCAATATTGAAAATGATTTAGTTAGTGGGTTTGATGGCATAACAAAGCTTGTTTATATCAAATCTATTCAAGATACTATCGAAGCTGTCGGTAAAGACTTTAACCAATTAAAGCAAAATATGGCTGATACACAAACGTTAATAGCAAAAGTGAATGATAGTGCGACAAAAGGCATTCAACAAATCGAAATCAAGCAAAACGAAGCTATACAAGCTATTACTGCAACGCAAACTAGTGCAACACAAGCTGTTACAGCTGAATTCGATAAAATAGTTGAAAAAGAGCAAGCGATTTTTGAACGTGTTAACGAAGTTGAACAACAAATCAATGGCGCTGACCTTGTTAAAGGTAATTCAACAACAAATTGGCAAAAGTCTAAACTTACAGATGATTACGGTAAAGCAATTGAATCGTCTGAGCAGTCCATAGATAGCGTTTTAAGCGCAGTTAACACTTCTAGGATTATTCATATCACTAGCGCAACAGATGCGCCAACATTTAAAGATATAGGCACTTTAGAGGCGCCTAAAGAAGATGGCGTTGATGATGGTTCTGAAGTTTCGGCAACTACGAATACTTTAGGGAAATCAGGCTTGTTAGTTGTCTATGTTGTTGATGATAGTACAGCACGTGCAACATGGTATCCAGACGATTCAAATGATGAATATACAAAATATAAAATTGGTGGCACATGGTACCCATTCTATAAAAAGAATGACGGCGATTTAACTAAGCGATTTGTTGAAGAAACATCTAACAACGCTTTAAATCAAGCTAAGCAGTATGTAGATGATAAATTCGGAACAACGAGCTGGCAACAACATAAGATGACAGAGGCGAATGGCCAATCAATACAAGTTAACTTAAACAATGCGCAAGGCGATTTGGGATATTTAACTGCTGGTAATTACTATGCAACCAGAGTGCCAGATTTACCAAGTGGCGTTGAAAGTTATGAAGGGTATCTATCTGTGTTCGTTAAAGATGAAACAAATAAGTTGTTTAACTTTACTCCCTCGAATTCTAAAAGAGTTTACACAAGATCTATTATAAATGGCAAACTCGATTCGCAATGGACAGTTCCAAACGAGCACAAAACCTCAGTTTTATTTGACGGTGCTGCAAGTGGTGTTGGAACAACAATCAACCTAACAGAGCCATATACTAACTATTCTGTATTGTTAATAAGCGGTACTTATCCTGGTGGCATTATAGAAACTTTCGGACTAACCGCATTGCCTAATGCAATTCAGTTAAGTAAAGCGAATGTAGTTGACACAGATGGCAACGGTGGCGGTATTTATGAATGTTTACTAACTAAAACGAGCGGCACAACCTTGAGAATTGACAATGATGTGTACTTTGATTTAGGTAAAACATCAGGTTCCGGAGCTAGCGCAAACAAAGTCACTATAAACAAGATTATGGGGTGGAAATAATGAAAATCACAGTAAACGATAAAAACGAGGTTATCGGATACGTTAATACTGGCGGATTACGCAATAGTTTAGATGTAGATGATAACAATGTACCTATCAAATTCAAAGAAGAGTTCGAACCTAGAAAGTTTGTATTCACTAACGGTGAAATTAAATATAACAACAACTTTGAAAAAGAAGAAACTTCAAATACACTTGGTCAACAAAATGCATCAGATTTGAGCGATGAAGAGCTCCGCCGAATGGTTGCTAGTATACAAATGCAGATGACACAAGTGAACATGTTAACGATGCAATTAACTCAACAAAACGCTAAGTTAACACAACAGTTGACTGAACTTAAAACTAATAAAACTAATACTGAGGGGGACGTTTAAATGATGAAGATGATTTATCCAACTTTTAAAGATATCAAAACTTTTTATGTGTGGGGTTGTTACAAAAACGAGCAAATTAAGTGGTATGTGGATATGGGCGTTATTGACAAAGAAGAATATGCATTAATCACTGGAGAAAAATATCCAGAGACAAAAGATGAAAAGTCACAGGTATAATGCTTGTGGCTTTTAAATTTGAATAAAGTGGGTGTATGAATGTTTGGGCTTTTTAACAAACGCTTTTATGAGCAAAATTGGCGTATACAAAGACTTGAAGATAATGACAAAACAATGTTTGAGAAGTTAGACAAAATTGAACATGGTCAAAAAGCTCAAGAAAAAGTAAGCGATAAACTAGATAGAACGCTCGACGAGATGAAGCGAGAAAGAGAATTAGACAAAGAAATGAAAGAAAAGAACGCTAAAAATATCAAAGATTTAAAAACGTGGGTTATGGGGCTTATAGGTACTATTTTAGGTTCATTAATCATCGCGATTTTAAGAACTGTTTTTGGTATTTAAAGGAGGTGTTAACTATGCTAAAAGGCTTATTAGGTTATAGTTTTTGGTCATGCTTTTGGTTTGGGAAATGTAAGTAATGTATAGGAGTCAGTGCTTCGGCACTGGCTTTTTATTTTGATTGAAATGAGGTGCATACATGGGATTACCTAATCCAAAGACTCGAAAACCTACAGCTAGTGAAGTGGTGGAGTGGGCAAAGTCGAATATTGGTAAGAGGATTAATATTGACGGTTATCGTGGTGCTTAATTAAGGGTTCCACGTAAAAAAATAATGTGAATTGCTGGAACACCCTTAGAGTCTTAATAACTACAACGTAGTTGGCAACGATAAGCGTGAATGTTAAAAAATATTAAGAATTGGGCAATCAGCAGCGAAGCCTCTATGGTAACAGTAGAGGAACGTTCAACGACTAAGTGCTACAAATTTGTAGACAGTGCATTAAATATTCTTTTAAAGAGACGCTATGTAATGAATATTAAGATATAGTCTAGTCTCATGTGAAAGCATGAGGCTCTTTTTATAGAGCGATTTAACGTTATACAAGCTTATCAAGAAATTGATGAAGGGAAAGGCGTTAAATTAAATACAAACGCAATGTTGGGATACACCTAACTATATTTTTAGTAGATATTGGGGTTTTAGAACTTGGGGAAACGCTAAGGATATGGCTAATTACAGATATCCTAAGGGTTTCCGATTCTATCGTTATTCATCTGGATTTGTACCAGAGCCTGGAGACATTGCAGTTTGGCATCCAGGAAATGGAATCGGCTCAGACGGACATACTGCAATCGTAGTGGGACCATCTAATAAAAGTTATTTCTATAGTGTCGATCAAAATTGGATTAACTCTAATAGTTGGACGGGTTCGCCTGGCGCATTAATTAGACACGGATATGCAAGTGTTACAGGCTTTGTCAGACCTCCATACTCAAAAGATACTAGTAAACCTAGCAATACTGATACAAGTTCAGCATCAAAAGCTGATGACTCAACAATTACTGGAGAAGCGAAGAAACCACAATTTAAAGAAGTTAAAACAGTTAAATACACTGCTTACAGCAATGTTTTAGATAAAGAAGAGCACTTTATAGATCATATAGTTGTGTGGGGAGATGAACGCTCAGACATTCAAGGTTTATACATTAAGGAATCAACACACATGCGTTCTGTTGATGAATTATATACACAAAGGAATAAATTTATTAGTGACTACGAGATACCACATTTATATGTCGATAGAGAAGCGACGTGGCAAGCGAGACCGACCAGCTTTGACGACCCGCGTTATCCTAACTGGTTAGTTATTGAAGTATGTGGCGGTCAAACAGATAGCAAACGACAATTCTTATTGAACCAAATACAAGCGCTAATACGTGGTGTTTGGTTGTTGTCAGGGATTGATAAAAACTTATCTGAAACGACGTTAAAGGTAGACCCTAATATTTGGCGTAGTATGAAAGATTTAATTAATTACGACTTGATTAAGCAAGGTATACCGGATAACGCAAAGTATGAGCAAGTTAAAAAGAAAATGCTTGAGACGTACATTAAACGTGACATATTAACTCGTGAAAATATTAAAGAAGTAACGACTAAAACAACAATAAGAATTAGCGATAAAACATCGGTTGACAGCGCATCCACAAGAGGACCCACTGCATCAGACAAAAAACCGAGCATCGTTACTGAAACAAGTCCGTTCACATTCCAACAAGCACTGGATAGACAAATGTCTAGGGGTAACCCTCAGAAATCGCACACATGGGGGTGGGCTAATGCTACACGAGCACAAACAAGTTCAGCAATGAATGTTAAGCGTATATGGGAAAGTAACACACAATGCTATCAAATGCTTAATTTAGGTAAGTATCAAGGCGTTTCAGTTAGTTCGCTTAACAAGATACTTAAAGGAAAAGGAACGCTCGACGGACAAGGTAAAGCATTCGCAGAAGCTTGTAAGAAAAATAACATTAACGAAATCTATTTGATCGCGCACGCTTTCTTAGAAAGTGGTAATGGTACAAGTAACTTCGCTAGTGGTAGATATGGAGCTTACAACTATTTCGGTATCGGTGCTTACGACAATAACCCTAACTACGCCATGACATTTGCAAGGAATAAAGGTTGGACAACTCCAGCAAAAGCAATCATGGGCGGTGCTAGCTTCGTAAGAAAGGATTACATCGACAAAGGGCAGAATACATTGTACCGAATTAGATGGAATCCTAAGAATCCAGCTACACACCAATACGCAACTGCTATAGAGTGGTGCCAACATCAAGCTAGTACAATCGCTAAGCTATACAAACAAATCGGCTTAAAAGGTATCTATTTCACAAGGGATAAATATAAATAAAGAGGTGTGTAAATGTACAAAATAAAAGACATTGAAACGCGAATAAATAACAAAACAGTTGATATTGGCGACATAGGTTGTCGCTTCTACACGGAAGACGAAAACACTGCTTATGTCAGAATCGGTATCAACGATGAAAAAGGTAGAATCAACTTCAAAGAAAGTAATTTGACACCTAAGTTACATCTGTTCACGGAAGATGGTTCTATATTCAAAAATGAGCCCGTTTTAATCGACGATAATGTAAAAGGGTTCCTTACCTACAAGATACCTAAAAACGTCATTAAACACGTTGGTATGGTGCGTTGTAAGTTGTTTCTAGAGAACGACCACGAAAGAATACACGTCGCAAACTTCCATTTCTACATTATCGATAGTGGTATAGATAACGCAGTGCAAAAAGAGGTGTCTATCACATTAGTTGAAGACACTGTAAAAAGAATTATCCGTACAAGTGCTAGCGAGTTACTAGGAGACGACTTCAAAGAAACGTTAAACACAACTGCTAAACAATACATCGCTGACAATGCAGACAAGTTTAAGGGCGAACGTGGCGAAAAAGGAGAAGCTGGCGAACGAGGTGCTCAAGGCGTTCCAGGAGTTAGCGTTGATTTAACTAATGCAATAGGTAACTTTGCTAATTTAAAAGATGTTGTCAATTTACCTTTACAACCGAATTTTATCGAGGAGATTAACAAGTTATCTACAACTAAAGGCGATATGACAGTAAGCGTTGTTCATGCGCCATCTCAAACATTCCATGTAGTACAACCAATAAGCAGTAGTCGGGCTTTAAGAGTTTGGTTCAATAAAAACCAAAAAGATGACTATATCATTTTCAGAGAGTCGGAAATAGGAGACTACACCAACGAAAACAAATCGATCGGGTACCAAAATTTAGAAATGGTTGATAGTAGTATGTTCAATTCTTCTTATGCACCCAACTATTATGCAACTACTGTAGGTGCAACACTCAAAGGAACAGTTATTGCGGATAAAATCAATTTCACATCGTATTGCAATAACGTTGGCGGTGTTTGGGAAGCGATACTTGATGAGGGAACAATTAACGAACAGAAAAAAACGATTTCTACGTATAGCAGTACCAATAAAGTTGATAACGAGCAACTACTTTTCGATAACTTAGATTATAAAAAACATACACTGAAATTAGTATACAAAGGTCAAGACCCTAGCTATCCAGTTTCATCTCCTAGAGGTTGGCTATATTTCGGTGGTGCGCGTCCACAAGATATTAAAGGTACAATCAACGTGTTTAAATTAGTTCCGGTTGTAACAAATGTCACTCAATCACTTTATAGCTACTCTAACAAAGACGTTGCAATGCAAATTAGAGACGCTAACAATTCAACTGGAGAGCAATTTGTGCCAGAACATAACGGAATAGCGACAGCTTTTAAAAACAAAGAGGCTAAGTTATTAGGAGACAATAAAGAATTACCATTTATCACTGATAGAGTTTATACAGATATCAAAAATGTTAGCTTAGTTCAAAACGTTAACGGTAGAGTGGACAACAACGATTTAATAAATATCATCACAAACCACTCAATTAAAAACGGCGCAGTTTCCATATATGGCAACGTTAAATTTTTAAAGAACACATATGTCAAAACAGCATATGCTGGCATGGTGCCATATTTCACTAAAAACGTTAACAAAATCAAATCGTCATTGAATAACACATATAAACCAGATATAAGCGGAACATACAGAATTGAGAAGATGCCCGAAAAACTGCAAGCTAAATCATATGTATTAAGTAATGATACTAATGATGTTGTTACGGCTTTTGAATTTGAAAATATTATCAAAACAAACAGAATTAACGACAATGCGATAAAAGGCGATACATGGATAGAGCACCGAAACGCAGACATGGGCAAGATTTATAACCAACAATTCAAAGAAGAAACGATTGAAGCAGGTTATGAATGGCAATTCAAACTGAATTACAGAACGACAGAAATACCATACGCAAACACATTAATTTAAAGCTAACCTTTCGAGGTTGGCTTTTTATTTTGGATAAAAGGAGCAAACAAATGGATATTAACTGGAAATTGAGATTTAAAAATAAAGCGGTATTAACGGGATTGATTGGGGCATTATTGCTATTTATCAAGCAAATCACAGATTTATTCGGATTCGATTTATCAAATCAATTAAATCAAGCTAGCGCGATTATAGGCGCTATCCTCACGCTACTTACAGGCGTTGGCGTTATTACTGATCCAACATCAAAAGGCGTCTCAGATTCATCTATAGCACAGACATATCAAGCGCCTAGAGATAGTAGCAAAGAAGAACAACAAGTGACTTGGAAATCATCACAAGACAGTAGTTTAACGCCGGAATTAAGCACGAAAGCACCAAAAGAATATGATACATCGCAACCTTTCACAGACGCCTCTAATGATGTCGGTTTTGACGTGAATGAGTATCATCATGGAGGTGGCGACAATGCAAGCAAAACTAACTAAAAAAGAGTTTATAGAGTGGTTGAAAACATCTGAGGGAAAACAATATAATGCGGACGGATGGTATGGGTTTCAATGCTTCGATTATGCCAATGCAGGTTGGCAAGTCTTATTTGGCTACAACTTAAAAGGTGTAGGTGCCAAAGACATACCAAGTGCGAATAATTTTGACGGACTAGCTACTGTATACCAAAATACACCAGACTTCTTAGCGCAACCTGGCGACATGGTTGTGTTCGGTAGCAACTACGGTGCTGGATATGGTCACGTAGCATGGGTAATTGAAGCAACTTTAGATTATATCATTGTATATGAGCAGAATTGGCTCGGCGGTGGCTGGACAGACGGCGTACAACAACCTGGCTCTGGTTGGGAAAAAGTTACAAGACGCCAACACGCTTACGACTTCCCTATGTGGTTTATCCGTCCTAACTTCAAAAGCGAAACAGCTCCACGATCAGTACAATCTCCTACGCAAACACCTAAAAAAGAAACGGCTAAGCCACAACCTAAAGCGGTAGAACTTAAAATCATCAAAGATGTGGTTAAAGGTTATGACTTGCCTAAGCGTGGTAGTAACCCTAAGTTTATAGTTATTCACAACGACGCAGGAAGCAAAGGAGCAACAGCAGAAGCATATCGTAATGGATTAGTTAACGCGCCATTATCGAGACTAGAGGCAGGTATTGCGCATAGTTACGTATCAGGTAACACAGTTTGGCAAGCCTTAGATGAATCTCAAGTAGGTTGGCATACAGCGAATCAAATAGGTAATAAATATGGTTACGGTATTGAAGTGTGTCAATCAATGGGCGCAGATAACGCGACATTCTTAAAAAATGAACAGGCAACTTTCCAAGAATGCGCTAGATTGTTAAAAAAATGGGGATTACCAGCAAACAGAAATACAATCAGATTGCACAACGAATTCATTTCAACATCATGCCCACATAGAAGTTCAGTATTGCACACTGGCTTTGACCCAGTGACTCGCGGGCTAATACCAGAAGACAAACGTTTACAACTTAAAGACTACTTCATCAAACAGATTAGGGCGTACATGGATGGTAAAATACCAGTTGCCACTGTCTCTAATGAGTCAAGCGCTTCAAGTAATACAGTTAAACCAGTTGCGAGTGCATGGAAACGAAATAAATATGGCACTTACTACATGGAAGAGAGCGCTAGATTCACAAACGGCAATCAACCAATCACAGTAAGAAAAGTTGGACCATTCTTATCATGTCCAGTGGGTTATCAGTTCCAACCGGGTGGATATTGTGATTATACTAGCGTGTTACTCCAAGATAACCACGTATGGCTTGAATACGAATGGCAAGGAAATCTCTACTATATTCCTATTCGTTCATGGGACGGAACACCACCACCTAATCAGATATTAGGTGACTTATGGGGAGAAATCAGTTAATATAAAATTGTGGTGAGCCTTTTCTAGGCGGGTGCATTATATGCATTCGCCTTTTTATTTGCATTAAAAAATAATTGTGGTATTATTTCTATATACTTTATTCAACATTTCTCTCTCAAGTTGAAATCGTGAGTAGTAGGCAGGTACTTCGGTGCTTGCCTATTTTTTATGTTATAATCATTTTAGACGTTTTCAAGGGACGTCTCTTTAGATTGTATATTGTAACTAGCCTTCGGGCTAGTTTTTTGTTATTATAACGTCACATGCATAAGCTGTATACATTTATCCTTGTTCACTCAAGCATGTCACTGGGTGTTTTTAATGAATATTTAGACATTAGTTATGTAAAAGTCGATTATACATATGATGTTTAAAGGGTTGAATAAACTTCAGATATATGATAGATTAATACGACATGTAATTACAAATAAATTTATAATAATTATAATTAGAAACCACTTATGCATGTCACTGAGTGGTTTACAGCTTATATAACTCAAGCATAAAGCCGTACTACTCCCCCGTAGTATAAGATGTATGTTCCCGTAGTTTTGCGGGAATTTTTTATGTTATACTTACTTTTATATAGTAGGAGTGGACTATATAGCTGGTCAGAGGCCGTATATCTGACTGTTGGTCCCACAGGAGACATCTTCCTTGTCATCACTCGATACATATATCTTGATAACATAGAGTTGTTACAGTCGCTACACCACTCATACTAGTTACTGAGTGGTTGTTTTTTTATTTTAACAATTAACATATTAATAGTGGTTGGATTATTATTCGAATATAAACGACAACGCCCCCGCTCCTTTTTAGGCAGACAAGTTCTGATGTGGGGGTATTTTTTTCACGCACACAATCAACAAAACCACACCACCTATTAATTTATGAGTGTGGTTGGTTTTTAATGAATGTTTTGTAACTATTGCGGT